CCGGCAGGAGGCCGAGCGTCTCCACACTACCGTTTCCGAGATCGTTCGAAGGCTTATCGTAGAAGCTATGGAGCTAAAAGTTGACTAGCCCAGAGCGCCGTGGCAAAATCCAATCAATGGACCGCGACCAGACTCACTACGGATCAGCGTTGGGTGATGTAGATCCTCAAAAGTCAGTCGACGGCCTAAAGGCTGGTAACAGCCTCATGGCAGGGATGCCAACCCTGGGATCGATCCAGTACGAGAGGGCCGAGCGCAAGCCAGTATCTCCCAAAGATCGTTCCCAGGTATCCACCACTCCTATAGATTGTCATTGGTGACACATGGTTGGGAAGCCTAAAGCTCCCACCGGACCCAAGGGCCTAAGCAAGAACCAGATCCAGGCCATCGACATGCTTTTGTCTCCAAAGGCATGGACCCAGAATCACATCGCTGACACTGTCGGAGTTAGCAGATCTACCTTTCATCGCTGGCTGACACAAAATGGCACATTTATGGCGGAATACGCCAAACAGGTCAAAAAACAGACCGAGGATTTTGAGCGTGGACTAGAGAATGCTCGCGTTTCAGCGCTCGGAGTCGTGCTCGGAGCCCTTGATGATCATGACCGGGTAACCGCTAGGTGGGTTGTTGAGAATCGCAAGGTGCCAGATCCGGTTGAAGATGACAAGCCAAAGGGCAAGGATGTCAAGGACATACCTGACGATCTGCTCCTCAAGCTTTGCATGGCTGGCAAAGATCCGAGCCCTGAGATCCAACACCTCATAGATCTGTATGGAGCGATCGAGATTGACCGGGAGTATGTAGATCGCTACGGATTCTACGGGTTTGTGCAGCTTGCCTGGTGGCACGCTGATGGGTCGGTGTACCAGGATGCGCCACATATCCGGGCGATCGCTGGTGAACTCGAGGCCGCTATCAGAGCTCGCCACGAGGGCAAGGGCTGCGATCTCGGCGTGGCGTTGCCACCGGGCGCCTCGAAGTCCATGCTCCTCTCAGTGCTACTCCAGCCCTGGGCATGGATCTGGTGGCCCGAGTCGACGTGGATCACCGCTGCCTATGACGATCCGCTCGCCCATCGGCTGAGTTCGAAGTCCCGGACGCTGGTCGAGGGCGATTGGTATCAGGAGCGCTGGCCACTCGGGATCAAGACGAGCCAAGGAAGATTTTGGGAGAATGCAAAAGGTGGCAAGCGGATCGCTGTCGGCATTGGAAGCCGTATCACTGGAGAGCACGGCCATGTGGTTCTTCTCGACGATCCAGTCAAGGAGCAGCTCACGAGGCTGGGCACACCTGCGCAGATATCAGCTGCAGTCGCGAAGGCAGTTGATTTCTGGTTTGGGACTCTCTCAACTCGCGTGGTTGACTATGTTGCTGCACGAATACTCATCCACCAACGTCTACACGTTGATGATCCCATCGGAGTAGCCCAGCGAGACCACGGGTACCGTGTCATCACATACCCAGCTCGCTTCGATCCTGATCGCGCCGACGACCTCGATCATCGCAAGGTCAAGGGCGAGATCCTGTGCGAGCGCATGACTGAGGAAGCGCTCTTCGATCTCGAGATTCGGCTCGGTCCACGGGCAGCGGCCGCGCAGCTGGATCAGAACCCGGTGCCACTTGGCGGCCAACTGCTCAAGGACGAGTATCTCTCTCACCGCTACGGCGTGCTGCCCTCGGATATCCAGAGGACGATCGAGAGCGGCGTAGCAGGCCCTGGGCAGCGCTGGATCACAGCATGGGATCTGACCTTCAAAGGCAAGCCGACCTCTGACTTTGTGGTCGGGCAGGTGTGGGTTGCATACGAGGCGGGCTTCTACGTCATTGACCAGATCCGTCGCCAGATGGGCTACATGGACACTAAACAGGCCATGCGAGATCTGGCCGCTAGCTATCCATGGATCACTGCCCACGTGGTTGAGGATGCCGCTAACGCAGCCGCCATTGACGACGATCTGGGCAACGAGATCCCGGGCATCGTCATGCAATCGGCTGCCTCTGGATGCTTGGCACGGACTCAGAAGTCCGAGGGTCTCTGGGCATCGGGCGCGGTGAAGATCCCTGAAGATGCGGCATGGGTCGGCGGATCTGAGGGATTCGTTGCCGAGCATCTGGGCTTCGATGGCCTCGGTACCCGGCACGATGATCAGGTGTCTGCGAGCTCACTAGCTCTGGTCCACCTGCACAGCCTAGCGGGTAGCCAGTGGATCGCGGCGATGAAGGCCGCGGCGAAGGAGCAGTGATGAAAGCGCCGGATGAAATAACGCTCAAACTGACTCCAGAGCTTGAAGAGATGTTCAAGGAAGCACACCAGAGCATCAAGGATCTTCTTGCTCGGATCGAGAAATGCGAGGCGCTCCTAGAGATCTCAAAGAGAGATCGGAAGTCTCCGTTCGAGTTTTGTCGCCGAGATAGTCGAGGCGCTGGATACCTTAGAAGCCCCGCGGCTAAGGATCAGTGATGGCCGAGATCCTCGTAAAAGGCCAGGGTTGGCATAAGGATCGGCTGGCCGCTGACGTTGCAGCGGGTGAGTGCCTCACCTATGATCGATTCGTCCACTCTGATTTTGTGGGATGCTATGCATCACGGGATCTACCCGCTGGGCACGTGGTTACTGCCGATGACCTCGAGAGATGGACAGCTGAGGAGCTCGCCGCCGAGGAAAACGACCGATGCACCTAACCGATGACACCGAGCGGGAGATGAGGGCAGGCCATGAGGCCGTGGACGCACTGATCAAGGCTGAGTCGATGATCTGCGATCTTCGAGACGAAAATGCGCGGCTGCGAGAGCAGCTACATGAGTTGCGCAAGGATCGCGATGACATGAAAGATATTCTCCTCGGCATCGCAAAAGACCTTTGTGATCCTGAAAGCCATGACTGATCCTCTCGACCATCTTCTCTTCTGTTGCGTCACTGCTGGGATATCAGTTTGTGTTTTGATGATCCTAGGGTAGGATAGATCTGATGCCGACCCAATTTGATCTTGACAAAGATTGCCCGTACCCAGTCGAGGGTGAGGACTGGGAATTTTATCAGGCCTCTGATGATGATGGCAAACCGGCCGAGATCTATTTAGAGGTCAGATCCAATTTCAACTATCAGGCCTGGAACGGCGGTGCCCGGATCGAGCTGCCGGATGAAATAGTTGCAGCGATTCTCGCGGCGCGAAAGGCCGGATTGATCTGATGCCTAAAAAGAAAGCGCTCACTCAGTGGATCGAAGGCTTCAAGCTCGATAGCTGGCAGAATCTCCTCACCGGCCTGGGCACCTTGTGGGACAAGGGCCGATGGACCTCGCCCATGGTTCCGGCATTTCTGGACTATGAGACGCTAGAGGCGCTGTTTGTGGGCGATCCCTGGGCACGCCGGATCGTGGAAGATCCCGTGTCAGCTGCGCTCCGGCAAGGGTTCGATGTCGTCTCCAATGGTATGTGGATCCAGGGATCGGGCCGCGCCGGATCGTGGATATGGTACGAGCCTGATCCGGAGACGGCACGCCGAGAGGCCATCGACATCGAGCAACACCTGGCCCGGCTCGGTGCCCAGGATGCCCTGAAAAGGCTGTTCACCTTCGGGCGCCTCTGGGGTCGAGAGGCCATTCTTCTAGGCGCTGACGATGGTCAGGCCCTAGAGCAGCCGCTCATTGAGGATCAGGTCAAGTCCGTTGTGTTTCTCGAGGTGATCGACCGACCGGATTTCACCGCCAAGAGTTACCAGAAGGATGTCACTCTGCCAGGATTTGGCGAGCCAGAGACTTGGAGTGTCAACCGTGTAGGCGGCGGAGCGGTCGCTGGAACGTCGGTAGAGGTCCACGAATCCAGGCTGCTCATGGCTGGTGGAGCTCTCACCTCGAGGCGCAAGCGGTCGGAAAATCAGTGGTGTGATGCCAGTGTCCTCCAGGCTATGATCTCTCAGTTGCAACGGTTCAACACCGATGACCTAGCCGTCAGCAACATGATGATGGACTCGAGTCAGGCGGTTCTGAAGATCCGGGACTTCGCCAAGATCCTTGCGGGCAATGACAAAGACACCCTCCGGACTCGGATGGACATTGTTGATCGTGGCCGAGCGGTGTCCCGGATCATGCCGATTGATGCCGAGCTCGAAGAATTCCAGTATGTGGATCGGACCTTCGCTGGTGTCAAAGATATCATGGAGAAGCGCCAACAGATGCTAGCCGGATCAGTTGGCTGGCCGACAACCGTCCTCTTCGGGAGGGAGCCAGCTGGGCTCTCAGCGACAGGAGAGGCAGACATAAGAGGCTGGTATGACACGATTCACGCTGATCGGACATCCAAGTACCAGCCTGTGATCGAGCGGCTGATCCGCGTTGTTGCCCGCTCCATCGGGGTGGAACAGCCTGATTCCTGGTCTATCTCCTGGCCGTCTCTGTGGCAGGAATCGCCCACGGAGAAAGCCACCCGACAGAAGACAGTGGCCGAGACCGACAATATCTACCTGATCAACTCCGTCCTTGATCCTGACGAGGTTGCAACGGCTCGATTCGGATCTGACGAGTGGTCGGATCAGTCGCCACAGCTGGACACCGAGACCAGGGAAGCTCTCCATGAGCAGGACCTCGCTCGTGCCAAAGGAGAAGTCGAAGCCG